GTTCCGGCGGTAGGTCGCTCGCCCGGTCCGAACCCGGCTTACTTCCTACCCAGGACCCGAGCTAGGCTCGGGTCTGGCCCGCCCTGTTGGGCGGTCCCTCGCAAGGCCCGAAGGCCCTGCTGGCACGTTGCGATGTGAGAGAGCGTGCCCCGTTGCCGGGTGCCTTTAGAACCTACGCCCGGAACCCCTACGGGGTAAGAGGTAATCGAAAGAAAGTTCCAAGTGTTTGGAATCGTTGGGCTTTTCCGTCAAAGAAAATCGGAGAGGCTCCCCCGCGCACCCTTCGTCAGGCTCAAGTACCTGGAATCATTAGGCTTTTTCAGGCCGAGGCCCGCAATAGCGCCGGTTGGGGTCTGAAAAGCCTAATGATTCCAGGCACTTGAGGCGCTTTCCAGTCTCGTCCGTGTGTCGCGAGAAGAGGAAGGACGCGCGCCTATCACGGTCGAGCGTTTTCGGATGTCGCGAGATGTCTCCGAATGTCTCGGCCGAGCGACGGGATCCCGATCTGAACGCTTGTTCACCTGAACACCTGTTCAGTGTTGACGTGTCAAGAGTAAAAGGAAAGTAGCGCCCAGGGGCGGTGGCTGACCTGGGCTCGCAAAGCGAGCCGGCCGGGCGCTGGTCGGTGTCGAGTAGTTCCAGGCGCGCGCGCGAGCCAAGGCCCGCGCGCGGGTCTGGAGCTACTCGCAGTCTTCGACGACCACGTAGACGTCGTTTCCGTGCGCGTCCCAGTCGACGCTGAGCAGGGAGCCCCGGACCGTGTACAGGGTCTGGTCTCGGTCATCCGCGACACGCACAGACCACGTGCCCGAGACCAACTCCAGGGAGGAGCAGTCACTCCACATAGTAGACGGCTTCGGGATGTCTTCCCAGACGAGCGCGGCCCGCACAGCTTCCACGTGGTCTACCGCGGCAAGAACGCAGCGGCGCGCGAGGTCGGCGGCCAGAATCTGGAGCGGACTCACTCGAACCTCCCAAGAGCGAGCGGGGAGAGGAGACCGAGCGCCACAGCGACCTCGACCGGACCGAAACGGAAGTTCGCGCGGGTCACCCCGCGGGAAGCGAGGCCAGCACGGGCACACGAAATTTCAGCAGGGGACCACGCCGGCCGGGCCGGAGTCGTCGGAGCTTCGACGGCATCGCAGGCTTCCAAGAGCATGCGGGAGAGAAGGGGAGAGCGAGTGTTCATGTCGGTGTCCTCGGTGGCTTGGTTGCCGAGAACATCCTAGTCCGCGGGGTACGTCGCCGAATGTCACGAAATGTCACGAAATGTCACAAGGCCTTACCCTGGACCGCCTGCAAGAGCCGTGCCAACATGGCCCTAATTTCAACGGCGCTTGAAATTAACGGGGGCTCCTGCCGAACGGAGTATGCATCCGCATACACGCGCCTTTTGGGGCTAACCCCCTGATATCATGGGGCTTTCTCAGCATTCGGGAATCCCGAACAATGCATATTTGACCCGAAAACTCTTGACGTGTCCATACCTCTCACTCGCGCTGTAGCTCGTTCTCGCTGGTTTCGGGGCTCCTACGCACTGCCCCCCTGGGGACTGTTCGCTCCAGCGAGAGCGAGCCACAGCGCGATTGAGCTACCGCGACATAGATGTCGCACACCTGAACCCTTGTTCAGTAGAGCCCCCTGGCCAGACCCCCCAACCTGAACGGGCGTACAGGTGAACAAGCGTTCAGGTTAACGTGAAATCGAGACGATGACTTGACGTGTCAAGGGGCCAGGGGGGTGGGGTCTTGGGTCAGGGCGGGGGGCTTTGGCTTTAGCCAGTACCCTGCTCGCACAGATAGGCCGAGTGTGAAGGCGCCAGCTGGCGAAGAGGGCCGGGGGTAGAAACGAAATCGAGGTACCTCGGAGGGGTGGTCGCTGGGTGGCCTGGGGGTGGTACCTCCCCCGAACCCCCTAAGACCGCCGCGGATGAGCGCTGTGAACGGCAGGTGAACGCCGAGGTCGACGGAAAAAGCGTCGCGATTCCGGCCACTTAGCGACCTGAACGTTCAGTAGTACGTCTCTCCTGTTCACTCATAAGCCAGGTTCAACCTGCGCTTTCCTCTATTCTCCCTCTTCTCTCTCTCTTAAAAACCTATATAGGGAATATACATAGAAGAAAGAGGGGAACCATTAAAGGGGTATATACATAAAGAGAAGGTTACTCCCCGGCGTCCAAAGGGGTAGACCTTGCCTCAGGTCCCGCTGGCAGCTGGCCGAAGTGCTGAACAGTTCGGTGGCGTTCACCTCCGGGCCACCCACGGCGCCATTATGGCCTTTGGTAAAGGCCACGCCTTGCTAAACTCCGCGCGATGTGCTATGCTGAGGGCATGCCCAGTCGACCCACGGACGCCGAGCCCTTCACCGCGTACCTCCTCAACTGCCTCCGAGGGCCTGGTCCGCTCGCTCTCGCGGCCCGAGCTACCGACCTCCACGACCCTGGGCACCCCAAAACCGCGCTCGGCCTCGTGGCCGCCGTGGAAGGCAAGAAGCTCGCCGGCTCGTACGGCGCCCAGCGGGTCCAGTACTGGGAGACCTTCCTCGCGCGCTTCCCTCGCCTCGACGCGTGGTCGCGCTCCGAGGACTTCCTCCGCCCGCCCGCCGCCTGGTCGGCCGAGACCCTCGCCGCGTTCCACGCCGCGGACGTGGCGCCCCCCACGCCGGCGCAGTTCGCGGCCGACTACCTCCCCACCCAGCGCAAGCACCGCCGCGACGCTCTCGCGTACCGCGTAAGCGCGGGTGCCAGCTCCCTGCTCGCGGCCTACGCCCACGGCTTCCCGCTCACTCGCGGCGAGATCGAGGCCATGCCGGCCGCCGCGACCGAGCTGGCGGGACACACGTGGTTCTACATCTGGGCCTGCCGCCCGCAGCTCGACTACGTGCCCCTCGGCCGCGGCGCCTCGTTCCAAGCCCGGCTCGCCGCGCGCACGATCCTCGAAGAGAACCCCCTCGCCATCTCGAAGCCTAATTACGCCCGCGCGCTATCTCCGGCCTGGGACCTGAACCGCCTCAAGCACCTTCCCTTCCTTCCGTGGATCCCTCGATCTTCGCGCCGAAGTCTCGTAAGGTCCGCGAAAACCGGCTGAATCGGCGCCATTATGGCCGATTGCGCTTGACACGTCAAGCCGGTCGTGGTATTATGTACCTACGCTGAGGAGAAGCAGCATGCCGCCCAAGAAGCCTCGGGCCCCCCGACAGCGCTCGCTCGACGAGCTTGGAAAGGCCGACCCTTCGGTCCGAGCCCTGGTCCGTCAGGCCTTTGAAGAGCCCGAAGCCGACGGCTTCCAGCAGTTCAACCGCCTCTGCGCGCTGATCATGACGGAGGTCATGGCCGGTCGCCTGACTCCCGAGCAGGCCGGCGCGTGCCGCGACATGGCCGAACTACTCCTCACCTCCGTGACTGCCCGCGAGCTGAGCAAGGCCAAGACTCGGGCGCCGATCCTGCCTGCAGCTGCAAACCACCTGGCCAAGCCCCTCGCACCCCCGCCGGAGGACGAGCTTCAGGTCACCGTCCTCGGCCCAGACGGAGAGCCCCTTCTGCATGTCTGATCTCTACACGGTCTACGCCTTCCCCGAGGATGGTCGACGGACCCTCGACACCTTCGACGCGCTGGCGCTGGCCGGGCTCGCCATCAACAGTGAAGACAACGGCATCCCCATCGAGACCTGGGAGAAGTCCTTTGCTCTGCCGGAGGGCGAGGTCGATCAGTTCCTCGCGCCGCTTCCGGGCGCCCTCGGCCTGTGTCAGGCCAAGGCGATCGTTCGCGAGTTCCGCACCATCTCGGAGGAGATCGAGATGTACGACGACTTCCTCGAAGCCGTGAACTCCCTGGTGCAGTGGTACTACCTGGCGTGGTACTGGGCCGACGAGCTGGGCGTGTCCGAGCCCCTGACGGAAGTGGCGTCCTACCTCGCCATCGCGCTCGCCGAGCAGCGGGACCCTGAGTCCCTCTGCCTCGACGACAAGGCCTACGCCCAGGCTCAGGACTCCCACAGCAACTACTGCTCGGCCCTGCTCACCCTGGGCGAGATCGCGGAGTTCATCCCCGATGATGAGGCCCCCTCCATCCTGACGCTGGTGTTTTACGATGTCTGATGGCCGCGTTCGCGTCACGATCGTGTACGAAGTCCCCTGGTCGTCGGACAAGCCGCAGCAGACCGGGACCTTCATCTGCGACACCCTCCACGAGTGGCGCCAGCTCCTGCAGAAGTACACCGCCTGGCGCACGAAGCGGAACAAGGCGCAGCGCAGCGAGCAGGGGACCGGCCATTTCGCGGGAGCGAACGGCGTCCTCCTGTTCAGCGACAACATCATCAGCGTGACTCGTGTCCCAGCTTGACCTCCGCAACGCGCGGCAGGTCCTCTCGAACTACGGCACGGTCCTCGACCAGGAGTCCGGCGAGCTGGTGCGCTTCGATCCCGCCAAGATCTGCCCTCAGATGGCGAACGGGATCCTCGACTTCATCGACAGCGACCGCAGAACGCCGACCGGGCACCGCAAGATGCAGGCCGTTCTCGGCCCTCGGCAGTGCGGGAAGTCTCTCGTCGCCGCGCTCGGCGGGCTGGTCTACGTCAACTCGCACCCCAGCGCGTACGCCGCGATCTTCGCGGACAACAAGGACCGCGCCATCGACCTTTTCCGTACCATCAACACGTGCTACGAGCACATGCCGGACGGAGTCAAGACCCACACGGGAGGTAAGACCGAGGTCCGCCAGCTGACGCTGGAGACGATGGCGAAGATCAAGACGCTGTCAATGGAAGCCTCGATGGCAGGCATCGGCCGAGCCTTCGACTACCTCCACATGTCTGAGCTGCCCTTCGCGAAGGACGCCGCGGAGACCTGGAACGGTATCCTGCCGGCGATCATCAACCGCAAGGAGGCCATCGTGCTGCTGGAGTCGACGCCCGCGCCGATGACCCTGCCCAGCGCCTCTTGGTACCGGGACATCTGCGCCGAGGCTCGTCGGGGCATCGGGCGCTGGGAGTTCCTCTTCGTCCCCTTCTTCCAGTCCCGCCTCAACGAGCGCAACTGGAACCCCAGCTGGCACCTCACCAACGAGGAGGTAGGCCTGCTGCAGCAGTTCGGAGGCGAGCGCGTCTCCGGCAAGGGACTTCCCTACCTCACCGTCGAGAATCTGGCCTTCCGCCGAGAGATCCTCGACATGGACCCCGAAGTCCGGCGCTACCCGGAGCTGTTCAAGGTCTACTACCCCTTCGACCCGATCACCTGCTGGGCTCAGGCCAGCGGCTCCGCGATCCCCTCCCACGTCCTCGACCCTCACCGAGAGCGTGAAGTCGTCCCCTGGGACCCCGACCACGAAGGCCTGCAGCGCTACGGCGAGCCGAAGCCCGGCGCCGTGTACATCATCGGCGTGGACCCTGCCGGATGGATGGGGAACGACCCCGCCTGCATCCAGGTCCTCGAACTCTGGGAAGATCGCTGGGAGCAGGTCGCCGTTCTGGAGAGCAACAAGGTCGATCCTCCCTCCCTGTCCAAGATCATCGTCCGCCTGGCGCGCGAGTACAACGACGCCGAGGTCATCGTAGAGTCGAACGGCGTCGGCATGGGCGTGATCGCCATGCTGTACGAGGCCTTCCAGCGCGGCGACCTACGCAAGCTCTACTGCCACGGAAGCCGCGGCATCGGCAAGAGCAAGCCCGGCATCCCCGCCAGCACGAAGACGATTCAGGAGGCCCTCGGTCGCCTCATCGACTCGCTCATGGATCGGCTCGTGATCAACGACCAGGAGACCCTGGACCAGCTGTCGAGCTACCGCAACGACAAGCTGGTGGAGGACAGTGCGGCCAGCGAGATCCTGCGCCCCGGAAAGCTGACCAAGGGCCGCCGCGCCTCCCACCACTGGGACCGCGTCTCGGCCCTCCTGTGGGCGGTCTACGGGGCGTACAGCCAGCCCGTACGCTTCCGCCCGTTGACGCTCCGCGAGGACCACGGCGAGGTCGTCCCCGAAGACCCCACCACCTGGACTGACGACCTCTGGAAGGCCAAGCGTCGGGCCGAGGCGGAAGATAAGCGCAAGTCGAAGCAGGGCTCCAAGCGGCGCAAACCCTCGCGCAACAAGCCGAAGCTGCGGCGCCCCAAGCGCAAGTACTGGTCGTCCTGACCCTTGACACGTCAACCCGCACCGGTTAAGGAGTAGCGATGCCCACCGACCCGAAGCCCGAAGCACTCTGGGCATACAAGCTCATCGAGCACCACCAGGCACGCCTCGACACGCAGCGCAAGACGTGGGCCATGCACCTGGCCGCATACCGAGGCAACTTCTACGGTAAGGAGGGCGGCGAGGCCGGAGCCGAAGACGACGACATCACGGTCGAGCACAACCACCTGTACTCGTTCGTCGACTCGCTGATCTCGAACGTGTGCCCCACGAACCCCGAGGTCGACATCGTCGCCCGGCGGCGCACCATGAAGGGCGCCGCGAGGGTCCGCACGGCGCTCGTGAACGACGTCCTGCTCCGCGAGCAGGCCCCCAAGAAGTTCTGGCGCCTCGCAGCCACGGCCAGCGTCTACCCGCGCGCCTTCACGAAGACGATCTACGAGGCCAAGCGCAAGCGGCCGAAGCTCCGCATCCTGCCCCCGCATCGCGTCCTCTA